CTTTTCGTTATATCTCGACTATTATTAATACATACAAACACATTTGAAATTTATGACTATTCAAGAGTACAAAGAGTTATGTAAAAAGGACGTTTTGAGAATTGGTCAGGACGTTACAGAAATCAAACTCGGAACTACAGTTCAATCAAAAATACATGATGACATACAAGGCGATGTCGTTATATTGGATAGAGGCAATGACTATGCTGTTGTTAAAACTTGGATTACTGACTATGAATTTCAGACAGTAGAATGTTTCTTATCTGATTTGGAGGCAGTGTAATGTTTATCAATAAGACTCAAAAGAGACTACTTGATGCCCTTAATCAGAGAAAGTATCTCAAATTGAATAATGGTATCGAAGTTAAGGCAATTAACTCAAGGCAAACTATTCTAACAGTTGATGGCGAGAAATTTGCGGAAGTTGTTTATCAAAACGACTTTTTAGATGATGCTACCAGTAATGAGACTAATTTCTTAATGGAAGAATTTTTAACCTATGTTGTAAATAGTAATAGGGCAACTCACTACAAAAAGTTTTTAGATCGAGTAATCTTTTCTAACTTACTTGGGTGTGGTGTGTCAATAGATGATGTGCCAGTTATGAAAGTGGCACCAATTTGTTGAATTTCGTTTTAAATCGACTATCATTAGTATATACAAACACAGAGGTTTTATGACTAGACTTTCCCCTGACGTTCAATCACTTAAAAACAAACTTAAGTATATTGACTACGATATGGAAGATAGAGCAGTATGTACTGATACAGAGATTAATGATCTATCAACTAAATTCTATAATTTGATTATGGAAACTGAATACAAAGTTGATATTGCAGATTGCCTTAGGGCAATGCACCTTGCATTTTCAGATTTAGAAATGTACGATTAGAGGTCACATGAAAAAAAAGTCACTATACATTCATAAGAATGGAAAGTCCGTACAGGATAAAAGGTTCAAACAAGTCCAAACAACTAACAAAACAAGAGCAAACACTAAAAGGAGGAAAAAATGAGTTGTATTGAAAATGATGCCTTACTTGAGGCGATATTTGAACAAGTATTGGAAGAGCGCCCCGAATTATCGGAATTAGAGGCAATTCGACTAACTGAAGAATTATTCGAGGATATGTTACAATGAATAAGTATCAACAAATTAGAAACTATGTAGATGACCATTTTAAGTATTATGCTTTTTACCCATTTGACATAGTATTGAATATGGATACTGAGAATGAAGAGACTCTAACCTATGATGAGTATTGGCACATTCTCAACAATAAGTCAACCTATGATGTGACAATATAATTACTGTCACATTTTCCCTTAATATTCATTGTAACAATTCACTATTTCCAAAAATACCGATTATAATAGGTATATACAAACACAGAGGTTTTTCAAATGACACTAACAAGAGATTTCTCTTACGAACAACTTGCAACTATCAAGGCATTCTTTACTGAGGCAGAGTGGGATACGATAGATGCTGCTCTTGAAGAGTACAAGTGCTACGCTGATGATGAAGCGGCGGAAGAAGATTTAATTGGTGGTATTCCAGTTATGGACAGAATTGAATCTATTGATGACAAAATTTCTCACTTATACAGGAGGTTGGGTTAATGTATCAATCTAATGAATTTGGTAGGTTATTTTGGGTAGATGATGAACTCGAACTCAAATCGTGCCCTATGTTCCTTGACGGAACTGGGGACTTTGAGAATGATGACTATGTTTCAGAGTGGACAGATTTAGAAGGTGTAAACGTATCTAAATTACTTGAAATTCACAAATTTGAATTACTCAATAAGGTTAATCATGGTGGGTCACTCACTCACAAAGAGCAAGAAATTATCCATTACAAAAGGAAGTAACTATGAATGAACCAAAAGAAAAATCTTACATAGTCACAGAAATTGAATTTGACTATGATGATGGCAACAATATGGAATCATATCCAATTAGTTATGATGAACAAGTTGCAAATCGAGATAATGCACTTGGAATCTGGTTTGCCTTTGATGATGAACACCTAATTGATAAAATTAGTGATACAGTTGGGTGGTGCATTAAGTCAATCAGTTTTGAACCAAATCGTCCTCATGCCCTTACTTCTTTTATGTAATTAATGACAGTTAATATGAGTCCTTAATTGTTACATAGTGGCGTACATCAATGGTTTGCCCTTATTGTTATAAGTCCACTAACTAACAACTACTCGTCTTTATTTGTCTCTCATTATATGAGTCACTTTGAGGCGAACGCCGCCGAATTTTTTACATAATGATTCGTTATGCTACACAAATTCTGACAAAGTTTCCCCACTAAATAACAATTAAGAAGGGAAATAAATTGTAGTTGTTGACAGTAAAAGAAATAAATGTTAGACTTAATTGTAAACATTCTGCCTCAATTCTCATGGACTCTCAAACAAAATCACTTTCTAAAGTTACACGTTATAGAGTAACAATAGACTTTACAGTTATCAATCGTGGTAATCCGCCAAGTAACTGGAACTGGAATAAATTACTCGAACTAAATGATAACAATGGAGAGAGAGTAAGAGAGTTATATGTAGAGAATCTGGGAGAAATTGCCTCAATTCGTGATAACGTCAAGGAGGCATATTAATCGTGGTCAGTAAAGCAAATCCAAAGAAAGTTAATCAACGAAGTGCTAAACAATTCATGGAGTGGTTAAGTGAAGGCATGGATAGTCGTGATTCTGTATCAGATTTTTCCTACGAGGGATTCTGCCTTGATTCTGACACAGAGAGTTATGACCCATAGAAACAACTTAAATTCGTTATTCTATTCGTCATTCTCTAGTTCAGAATTGTCGTTATTGAAATTGTTAGTGCTAACTGAACTCAGAAACTATCGTGGTGTTAATTCGCTCAAATCAAGTGGAAGTATCTATGAGTTACTAACACAAATTAAAACCAAAATAGGAGTGCTTCAGAGCAAACAATAGTTGTCGTTATACCGCCCCTAAGTTGCTCAAATACTGGGGGCATTAAGTGGTCAATTTGAGCAACTAATTACATACTTTTTAGTGTTTGTTTGTATGTAATTGTATATAAATTGACCTAATTACAAAACATTAATAAATGTATAAAAAAACATATATGTGTTTTGTATTTCGATTCTAATTTAAGTCTCATAAAGGTACTCAGCAACCGCCATCTTTGACCGCAAAGTATCAGAATGGCAACGGAATTTCACGGAATCCACACAAAGTTTTTTTCCACAATTATGAGAACTTATCCACAACCCTGTGGAAAACTCGAAATGTTTTTCCACAGCATTAAATCTACTTGTGGAAAACCTTTTTGGCAATCGAGTATGTGCCACTTGTTATACTGTCACATGAAGGAAACATTAAGAAGAATATTGGCAACCCGCTGTGTGCCACTTTGGTAACTGTCACATGAAGGAAACATTAAGACCGCTTGTGACAATTTTTAAACTGGCACAATAAGACTTGACAAGCGAAGGCAAGCGCCCTTGTGCCACTTTCTAGATTGGCACATGAAGGAAACATTAAGAAATTTCATATTTAAAATTGCGCTGCTTGAGTGGCGAAGATTTTAGAGAGCGTACTTCCGCTGCTGTGTATAACCCTATTATAATCCAAGGCAAACAGAAAGCAACCAAATATAACAGAATATTAACACCCATTGTGCCACTAATATAACTGGCACACTGTTTGTAGATTTCGCTCGTAAAAAATGCCATAATAGATCATACAAACAAAACACACTTATTATGCCTTTACTTTCAGAATTGATTAATGACATTAACGCTGAGCAAGATGCTTTAATGCTTAAGGATAGAATGAAAGCATATGCTCTACAGTATTGCGAAGCACTTGCTGAGAATTACAAGCAGTATAGAATCAATATGCACCAAAACAGCATTAGCAACCCGCCATCAGGCAGAGAGGATTGCCGAACATATGCCGCAGAGCAACTAGCAGGCATTGCTAATGGTACTGAGCGCTTAATGAAATTCAGACTAAGCGAAGGCAAAAAATACTGGAAAGTAATACAACAGAATCCAAACAGCGAGGGCGGATATAGCGATGGCAGCGTAACTGCTTTTATATCCTTTAAGGGCGAAGTATTTAAACCTGCTTCATGGAGAGCACCAGCAAAGGGCGTCCGCTTTGACTTTAGAATTATCAAAGAGAGAGAAGCAGCGCTGGATCCTAAGAAGGCGACATGGACAGGCGGCAGTTTATATTATAGGTAGAAATCGTAAAATTTCCTTATAGTGTGCCGATTTGAATATTGGCACATGAAGGAAACATTAAGAAATAGGCCTTTTTTTTCAAAAACTTGGCCTTTGTGCCGATTAAAAAGGTGGCACATTTACCCTTAATCTTTTGTTGTAAAAGGGTTGCTTTTACCTTATTACCGACTATAATTAAGGTATATAAATCAAACACACTTTTTTTATTATGAACAGAGTTGAAGCAATTTCTAACAGAATCTTAAACAATGATAACTTTGAAAACGTCGCACACGTTTGCTGCGACTGGGAAGAATTTGTATTCGAGGTTGCCGAATGGGGTGTAGATCATATTGCTACCGTAGATTTTACTGATTTAACTGCCGCAGAGGTTAAGGAGTTAGATTCCTTTATAGCATCTTTCGGTTGCTCTCCAACTGATCCACACCCTTGCAGTAAGTATGCTAACCCTATCTTTGCATAAGGGTTAAATTCTCTTATAGTGTGCCGCTGTAATTAGTGGCACATTCGCCCTTAATCTTTAGTAACAAACGCTTGATTTAGCGCCCTGATAGACTATAATTAAGGTATAACAAACATTCACACTTTTTTAATTATGATCACAGAATATTTCGTAGAAGTCCCTAACACTAACATTAAAGAGTTAGTAACCAATGATTTTGGATATGACCTATGCTATGACATGGCACAGCAGTATGGCATTGCTGAATTAGTATGGTACGCTCTCAACGGCAAAAGAGTTGTTGAAGGAGTCTACACAGACCAAGATTAACTTAATCTTTTCTATAGATTTGCTAGGTTGCTTTACCTAGTAAATCGTTTATTATACTTACATACAAACAAACACACGGAGCACCAAATGCGTATCATTGAACAAAACATGAACAGAGCAATCAGAAACAGAAAGGACTTCCGCTCAGGTAATACCGAGGTAGCAACCTTTACCTGTGGCGCTACTGGTCGCCTTGGCAGCATAGTCAAGTTACACGGAAACAAGATTGCTGAAGTGTATGCAAACAGCATTGTGCTATTTGACGGTGGTTGGCAGACTGTAACCACTAAGAGCAGACTTAATGCTTTATTAGATGAGTTCAGCAAGGGCACTGGCGTAATCCAGCGCAACTTTGAATGGTTTTTAACTTACAAAAACCTTAAGGAGGATTTTGTTAGCGGCATGGAGGTTGCGCTCTAATGCCAAATAACATCATCAGCACCCACACTTTCACGGGCATTGGCGGCAGGCAAATTACCTACACTAAACTAAAACGAACTAAACCACAGCGCCGCCATCTGCTCCTATCTCAGACAAAGGGCATCCGAACCAATACAAACAGAGGCAGCATAAACACTAAGCATGCCACCCTTATATAAGAGAGCAGAGCACCCCTTATGCCTGGCACCTATATGCCAGGTTTTTTTTATGTTTTTATTTTCTTAAGCGTTAGCGATGCGGTTTAAAAAAGCGCTAACTACCCTAACCTACAACGAACCAAAAACGAGAGCTCTATATTAATCGATATTAAAAAATTTTTGGATATAAAAAATTGCCGTATAGGTTGACTCTGGGCCAGGTTTGTGTTATACTATAGAAGTTAACATAATAATTTTAATGGCAGTTTATAACGACTATGAGATTCGTATAAACATTAATCAGCTGATAGAAAAGAGAATCCCTTGTTGTGATCTTCTTCATCCTGATCATTGTTTAACTGAAAAGCAAGTGGCTGAGATTGCACATGATGTAAGAATGGATATAGACTTACATCCTATCTACAAGCAAGTGGATAGACATATCATGGCATATGTTGAAGCTGCTGGCATAGATAACAAAGAACATTGGGTAGAAGAGAAGTTACTTGACTTACCTGATGAAGAAGGTATTTCTTTTGAATAATATGAAAACATTACTTGCAACAATTATAGCATTGACACCTGTGAGTGTAATGGCTGATACTTACCAAGAAGGTTATGCTTCGAGTAAGACTTGTTATAAACAAACATACAGAGAAGAGTATGTTCCTGGCACGAAAGAAAGTCCTGGCTTTGTTCGTTTCTTTAATGAGACGATTGAAGTTCCATGTAAGAATGATCTAGCAAAAAAGAAAGTCATTCGTCAGACAGAAGTAACTTATGATGATAATGATTGTTCAGATGGTAAGATTGCTGGTGCGTTAATTGGCGGTGGAGCTGCAGCAGCGATGAGTCAAGGTGATGGAAGATGGTGGGCAATACCTTTAGGTGCAGTGGTTGGCGGTACGATTGGTTGTGATCTAAACGGAGGTTAGGATGGCAATATATAATGATAGTAAGATTGTGATCAACTTAGATGAGTTGGTAGCAATTAGAGGTAGAGTGATAAGTGAAGAGTTGAGTGATCATGAGGTATCTCTTTTAGCGAGTGAGTTAAAGGAGACCTTGACTTGGGATACTCTTTACCATATGGTTGATACGCATATACTGACATACAAGGGCAAATCACCTGTGAAGTATGGCAGCATTGCGAATGATGCCGAGTTAAATGAGATGGAGAAGAATCGGAAGAAGTTTAAGCTTATTGAGTTAAAAGGAGGTTCATGGAGAATTCAAGTACCACTACGAATCAAGGATTGAAGTCTTATCACATATACTATGAGGATAAGTGTTTGTTTAAGGATTTGAATCAGGAAGAGTTTGATGTTATATGGGGCAGAATCTATAGGTCATATCACACAGATAGTTTGTCGTTCTCTGTTTGTGTAGGCGATGAATGTATAAAGGAGGAACAGAGTTATTAGTGGCACATGCATTAGATCATTTAGAACCGTTTACGAACGATTGGATTGATTGGTTACAGAACCCCGATGACATGAATCAGGGGAATTACAATGGCCCTCGTTGTCCCTTTAGTAAGAAGGCAAGGGATGATGGTCGTATGAAACTGGTCAAGGTTTATGACTATTTCAGCGCGTACGACTTCTGGGAGGTTGTATCTAGAGAGTGCGATAAGTTTGACGGAAGTAAGGATATAGTCATAGTGGCTGCACAATCAGATGCAGATAAGATAAATCCAGATCAAATGTCTGGCGGCGTTGACGGACTTAACACGTTTCTGAATCAACAGGGAAGAGACTTATGGTTGTTGACAAAGATTGACCAGATGTTTACCATTGTGATGATACAAAAAATCAGCGCGTTGGACGATACTTCAAAACAACTGGAGGCCAAGGGATACTACATAGGAAGATATACTGATGCTATGATGGAAAAGGTAGTAACTGGAAGACGTAAATACAGGGAAAGACTATGAAGTATTGCGAAGCATCTGAACTGCCCAACTTTGGAGTGATTGAGGCTGAACTTGACCAAGAGGATATTGATTACCTGTGGAAGATCGTACACAAGTATTCTCACGATGCCAAGTGGGAAGGTAATCGTTTAATAAGTATCGAAGAGGATT